ACGGGGCTGGCAACGGGCTGGCCCCACTCTCGCATACACAAGGACGCACATGCCTGGACTCACATTGTTGACACCGCCAACGATCTTCCCATGCACTACGGCACAGTGCAAGCTAGAGGCGCGTGTGCCATCGGCGGATACGTCACAGGATGCGTGGTTCACGACGACTATCAAGGCCGCGTCTGAGATGATAGAGCAGCACCTTAACCGGTCGTTACTAACGCAGACATGGCAGTATTGGCTCAACACGATACCGGCGGGTGGAGACTTCTCTGATTGGAAGCTCGCCAACGGGTGGCCGTACTCACTGAACGCACCGGGCGAGGGTAGCATAATCGAACTACCGAAAGCACCCTTGCAATCCGTAACGAGTGTATTGACGTACAACGACGCAGGCACAGAATCGACATTCAGCACAGCATCGTATAACGTGAGCATCACAGGCGCGGACGGATCGAACCGTGGTAACATCAATCTAGTGAGCGGCTCGGTATGGCCTTCCGATCTACGCGACGTGGACGCTATGAAGATAACGTTCAAGAGTGGATACGGAGACGCAGCATCAGCGGTCCCCGGCGCTATCACAACGGCGTGTACGCGCATGGTGGCGAATATGTATGAGCATCGCGGCGACGATATGGGCAGCGTCATGGACAAAGTGACAAAGAACATGCTCGCACCCTACGCGGTACCAGCGTTATGACAATCAATATCGGGAGGATGCGAGATCGCATATCTATCGAGGCTATAGAGACGAGCCAAGACGCAAGCGGCGGGTTCACGAAGTCGTGGGGCGATAAGAGCGGCGGTACCAACGTATGGGCGGATGTGCGGGAAGACAGCGGGTCTGAGTTAGTCATCGGTGACAAGTTGGAGAGTGTAGTATCTCACACGATTACGGCGCGGTATATCAGCGGTATAAATAGCGCAATGCGGGTGCGGTGGAATAATAACGGGCACCTGATACTGCGGATCGTATCGGTGACGGCGGACTATACGAAGCGGTTCATTACGCTGAAATGTTCTGAGTATGAAACGGACAACGTGGAGAACCAAAAGGGTGGCTAAAGGACTAGCGGTTAAGCTACTAGGTGAACGCAAAGTCCGCGCTGCGTTTAATCGTCTATCGAAGACGGCGCAAAAGGAAATGCAAGACAACACGGTTGACGCGATCCACGAGATACGGACATTGACTGTCAGAGATACACCGGTTGATACAGGGCGGCTCAGATCGTCATACCGCGCAGATATACGAATGGACAAACTCGGCGGTACGGTCGCATCGAACGTGGAGTATGCACGGCCTGTTGAGTTCGGATCAAAACCGCACATCATACGACCGAAAACGGCGAAAGTGCTGAGATGGTCAATGGGTAAAGGTAGACCGGCTGCATACGCTCGATTCGTGAGGCACCCAGGCACGGCAGCGCAACCACACTTGAAACCGGCATTTCTCAAGGTGGCACCTGAATACCTACGCAAGATACCGGGCGCATTACGGACGGCATTACGCAGGGCGAGGCGATGAGCGACAGACAACAGGGGCCAATACTCGCAGTGATGCAAGGCGTGATAGACCACGTACGCGACGACACCACTATCGAGATATGGGCGGAGACACCACCACGCAATACATACCCGTACGTGACGTACGACGGGTGCGAGATGCAGCGGTTCAGCGACAAGTTCGTTGAGGGATGGGATGGCAACCTACAACTATCAGCGACGACAGACGGGCAAGGCTCACAGCTCACAGACGCAGCAACGAAGATGGACGCTATCATAAACGCGCTGAGTCGTAAGGACATATCAGGGCGTATCACAATAACGGGTTACACGATCACGGACATACAATGTACCACGGTTTCGAGGCCAGAGCGCGACTATCAGGCGGACGTGACTCGACTAACGGCTAACTTCCGTCTGCGAATAGCGGAGGCGTAAAAAATGGCTGCTGTATTAGGCAGAAACATGATTCTATCAGTCGGTGGGAGCGACGTTACGGGACAGACAGACGGTACGCTGACGCTGACAGGCGACACGGTTGATGTGACCGTCAAGAGTGATGCAGGCGTGACAGCGTACCTGCAATCCCGTGAAGGTTGGACGTTCGACGCATCTGGCATATTAGACGACGAAGCCGATACCGGTTGGGTCGCTTTGTATACCGCGTTCAACGCACAGACCGTGGCTGCGTGTGTATTCACGACACCTGCGGCGGCAACGTGGACAGGTAACGCATACGTGACCAGCCTAGAGATCACGGGACCGTCTGACGATACCCTTTCGTACTCTGTATCGTTGCAAGGCACAGGCGCACTCACAAAAGCATAGGGGCGTGACATATGGCGACACTAACAGTGCAAAGCACATCCCTTGCAGGTGACGCGCTAACGGTAACAGCAGCGGCGTCAGGTGGTGATGAGTTCGTGAATACAGGGCGTGAGTTGTTCTACGTCGTGAACGCAAGCGCATCGGCTCGAACGGTCACGTTCACGGGACAGAACGCATCAAACTTCAACGTCACATCAAACAGCGCAGTAGCACTGACCGGTTCATCGACGTGGACTATCGGTTCATTCTCGAAGGACTGGTTCAACGACGCGAACGAGAAGGTGCAGGTCACGTATAGTGATTCTGCGGCGAACTTGACGGTGGCTGTTATTCAGATGCCATCGACTACGGACTCATTGTAAGGAGGCAATGACCCATGAGCAACAAACAACGCGGAGAAGTCACAATCAACCTGGGTGGCGAAGATCGCACACTCAAGTATGACCTAAACGCATTCGCATCTATCGAGGAACGGTACGACTGTGGTATCGACGAGCTTGTCGAGCATATCCATCGGCGTACCCAAGCGTTCAAGGCGAAGAAAGAGAAACCGCTCAACATGCCTCGCGTGTCAGATATACGTTACCTGATATACGTCGGTCTTGTCGGCTGCGATCCAGATATCACTGAGACGAACGTTGGCGGGTGGATTGACACTACCAATCTTAGCACGACCATCTTGGCAATGAACGAAGCCCTGAACTCGTCAATCCCAGAACCGGAAAAAGACGACGACAAGGCGGGAAACGCGAAGGGGTCGAACGCCAAAAAGGGATAGACTGGGAACAGTTGAAACTCTATGCGTTTGGCCCGTTACGATTGCAGCCCGTTGAGTTCTGGCGGCTCACATTGCGAGAACTCAACGAGATGATCGCGGCAGATCGTGAATACTATCACCTACAGATGGAGATGTATGCACAGCACGCTGCATGGGTACTAACACCCAACGCGAAGAAGGGTAGCGTCATCAAGGCGACAGACCTGTACAAGCGACCGGGGCACAAGGCGGTGCGGAAGCTGACACTCAAAGAACGATTCGACTACGGGCGGGACGATGGCAGCACGCGTTGAAAAAATGTCAGTATCGCTCGGCCTAGACATGACCGGGTTTAAGCGCGGGCTTGACAAAGCGTCTCAGACGTTGCGGTCGGTCGGTCGTAAGATGAGCGTGGCGTCTGCCGGTATCGTCACGGGGTTTGGTGCCATCATCAAGCAGGCGGCGGCTACTGGTGACGCATTCCACAAAATGAGCCTGCGTACCGGTGAGACGGTGGAGGATTTGTCGGCGTTGAAGTTCGCGGCTGAACGGTCGGGCACGTCTATCGAAACGGTCGAAACGGGCATCCTGCGTTTAGCTCGGAACATGAACGACACGGCGCAAGGTGTAGGTGAAGCGAAAGACTCATTTGAGCGCCTTGGTGTGGAGGTGACAGACGCCAACGGCGAACTACGGTCAGGCACAGATGTAATGCTTGACGTTGCCGATGCGTTGCAGTCGGTAGAGAGTGACACGGAGAAGGCGGCTATCGCTGCGGAGATATTCGGGCGATCTGCTGGGCCTAAGCTGTTGCCGCTATTGAAGGAGGGCCAGGGCGGTATTGAAGCACTCATGGCGAAGGCCGGTGAATTGGGCGGCGTTATGAGTACGGAGATGGCTGCTGACGCGGCGGCGTTCGAGGATGCCATGACGGACATGAAGACCGCCATGGCTGGCGTAGGGCGCGAGATAGCTTCGGGATTGTTACCCAAGCTAACGACCATGGCGACAGATGTATCAGAAGCGTTTGCCAATATGTCGGAGTCTTCACGAAACTCGTTGCTTGCCATCGCAGCGGTACTAGCGGCGTCTGGTCCGATCATGCTTGGGCTGGGGTTGGTAATGGCTCACCCGATCATGGCTGGCGCTGCGATTGCCTTAGCGGGTGTCGGTGCCATAGTGGTGAAGTTTGTCGAATGGCGTAAGGAAACGGAGCTATTAGCCGACGCCCTTGGCGACATAGGGGAAGACCTAGACGTACAGACGTTGCAGGCGCGATTCAATACCGTGACTGAGGAAATGTCTAACATCAGCAAGAAAATGCGCGAGACAGATCGAGGGCTGATTCATGGTCGAATCACATACGCTAAATTGGGCGTTGAACTAAAAACTGCATCAGATAAAGCGAAAGAACTCGCAGAAAAACTGTTACAGTTGCGTATGTCACAACTACGCCTCTTGAAGATCCCTGCTGGCTATGGTGGACCAGGTGACAGTGGCGGTGGCGGTGGCGGTGGCAGTGGCGGTGGCAGTGGCGTCGATGTGGACGCCCCAGCACGTCCGAACGTGGAAATATTCCATGATGAAGATCCTGGTATCGTAGACTTGGAGATAGCAGATACGGAATTGGTAGACCAACCCTTGTTGTCGGTACCGCGCACCATAGAAGAAATCGACGCATCATTTGAGGGGTTCGGTGACAAGTTCGGCAATATCGCGGCTGATATGGCGATGGGTATAAATAACTTCGGCGACGCGTTCCAAAACGTAGCGAAACAGATACTACGTGATATCATCGCGGTAATCGCCAAGGCAATCATCATGCAGGCAGTAATGTCGTTCATTCCAGGCGGCGCTCAGATTAGTTTCGGGTCACGTTTAGCCAGTGGGTTCGGCAAGCTCCTCGGCCTAGCAGACGGCGGTATCGTCACGGGTCCAACTATGGCGATGATTGGCGAAGGTAGCGAGTCTGAGGCCGTGCTTCCGTTGTCGCGGCTCAGTCAGTTGATAGACAGTCCTTCATCGGGAGGACCACGCGAGGCGGTGTTCGTTGTCGATGGTCGTGAACTTGCCCGTGGAGTCCTACCACATATGCCCGGCGAGATGAACCGCATGGGCGTACGCAGAGGGGTATAACATGGCACAGTTACCTAGTGCAGTGACAGCGATCACAACCGTGGGACGCGAGGGCACACCACCTGGAAGCAACGTGGCATCTCCGTTCGCGCAATACTACTCGGCTGACAATACACGCATAGAAGCGGCACAAGGCGAGGTCGGCGGTATATACGTCATCGCGTCAGGATACGACGGGTCGAACTTTCAGGAACTGCTCGTATCGTCTGCCGGGCGTGTGCATACGATAAGTGGTCCCACGATTACGACGGTCAACTCCTCACAGACGAGCAATCTTGCGGCTGGTGCCACTGAGAATACTGACATTTCGCCAGGCGCGGGATTTATAGGGATAGTTGATTCCATCGGGTTCTATTGCATAGCGCCGGATACATGGGTTGACGGAGCAGCAGGAAGCGGTACTCATCAAGTAGCGGTTAAGCGCACAACAGGGGCGGGTATTGTTACGTCTGATATAGCGATACTCCGCGCACCATACACCGAGGCGCTTATCGTGCAGGGTAATACGCTCATGAATGAAACGTTCGTCGTCGATGCTGGAGGAACTACCGAGATAGGCGCACCGGCAGGCATCAAGGCAAACATGATACGGGGTATGACGTTCGACGCAACGAACCAGCTACGGCTGGCATATACCAATGATACGAATGTTGCGATGGGTCCGACATCTGACAAAGACCGCTTCTATACTGTAGTGTATCGGAAGGAATACGTAGGATGACACTAAAGGACGCAGAGGGAAACACACTTGACCCGCTGACGATAAAGGCGGGGACGTTGGTATATATAGATGGTGCCGAATATACATTTATTGAAGCCGTTGGTGATGATACCGGCGGCATGTGCATCACGACCACAAACGTTCCCACGGAATAGGTGACGTAGTGAATCTGACCATCGCTGGAACTGACGCAACGGACTACATCGTGCCTGGCACTCTGTACGTCGATGAACGGGTGGGCGCGCCTGCGTCGGCTACGTTCGCGCTGAATGTGGCTCGTGCTACGTTAGCCGTCGCAGCTGGTGATGAAGTTATCGTCGTGCAGACGATCCGCGTATTCGGTGGCGTCGTGGACCAGGTGACAGAAACAGAACACGTTGACAAGCTCGGCGTGAATCTGTTGCGCGTAGAGTGTACATGCGTGGATTACTCCAGCATACTAGATAGGCGATTAGTCACAGAATCGTACCGGAACCTGACCGTCACGCAGATCGTTGATGACCTCCTGACCAACTATCTAACGGCGGAAGGGTTCTGGTACCAATTCCCGACTACGGCAGCGGGTGATAGTTACCCGGCGATGATGGCACCGTTTGGCCCGGTAATGATCAACGAAAACAGTGGCATCGACTCATCGGTTGCGAGCACTACCATCGCAACCGCTACGGCAGTGCTTGAGCCTGCATCTAAAATACTTGACGAGATAGCGGACCTTACCGGTGCAATATGGTACATCACACCACACAAGCAGATCGTTATAACATCGACGGCGACAGACGCGAGCATTGATATCACAGACTCAGCATCGCCCACAAGCGTACAGACTAACCGGATATTCGACGTAAGCGTGACACGCGACCGCGAAGGGTATCGCAACAAACAATACGTCGCGTCGCGTGTTCACACGAAAGAGAGTTTTGACGGAGACGGAACACAAGACGAAATCACGGTAGAAAACTTCGTGACCGTAGTCCCAGAAATGCGACGGGTTACAGTCGCAGCGGACGGTGGGCGTACGAACGATGTTATTCATAGAATCAGCGAATCAGAAACGGAAGAACTGACGATCATATCACAGTCAGGCGGGGGATTCACGAATCAACCAGTAGTCCAAGCTCCACCTGAGAAGGTGGAGGTATTGTCGAGTTATGCAGGCGACACCACGCAGACAGTAACACTTATAGGGGAAGACGACGGTAACAATTTCGCAAAAGTAGATGTATCACTCGACCCAATAAACGGCACAACTCCTGTCGAGGCGTCGGGGAATTGGTACACAATCACTGCGGTAAAGATGGACTCGGCACCAGCTGGTACGGTAACGATACGCAACAAGGGGGACTCTTCAACGATCACAACGGTCGCAGACAGTACAACTTCATCTGGCGTTGTCACTGTTGACGTGGATTCTATTTTCGTCCGTCCGACCGTCGTACTAGACGCTTCAGCAGCACCAGCCGTGCCGTATATCACAATGTTGGGGGTGGCATATGATGATGTAGCTAACACATACCCCACGGCGACGGCGAACGGTACGACTCCGGTATTATTCGATGAGTCGATGAAGAGTGTATCGGAAGTCCATATAGGTGGTATACCATCAGCGCGAACGGTCACGGTATCGTTCAAATATCTATGGGTATGGACGCAGTATTCGGCACGGATATTTATGAACACGACACTCGGATATACGTCAAACCTAATTTCAGGATATACATATTCGGCAGAGTATGACGGTGTACGATTCCTGTCCGCCCAGGGTGGCGAGGATATAGTCGAAGCGGAGAACGCCGGGCAGATCACAGCGAGAGCAACGGCAGAAGGCGGCACAGGGAAATACGAACACGTTGAAACGGTAAGCGACAGGTATGACACGACGGAAGCGCAGACGCTAG